TTCGGTATTAACAAGAGTATCGGATAGAGATAGACATTTAATTCACTTTGGAACTGAAACAACCATAGGCACACCTTCAACTCAAGATCCAATGTTTATTCGTTTTTCTGATCAAGAAGATATTGAAATATATGAGCCAACCTCAACTAATACAGCAGGTACATTTAGATTAGATAATGGAAGTACAATTGTAGCAGCGGTAAAAGGTAAAGATTATATGTTAATTTTAACAGATGAAGCAGCGTATACAATGCAATTTGTTGGCCCTCCTTTTACATTTAGTATAAGACAAGTTGGATCTAATTGTGGTTGTATTGGACAACACGCAGCAGTATTCGTAGACGGAGCTGTATATTGGATGGGTGACTCTGGTAATTTCTTTGTATTTGATGGTACCGTTAAAACATTACCATCATCAGTTGAGGATTTTGTATTTACAACTCAAGGAGATAGTTTAGGTGTAAATTTTGTACAAGGGGATACAGTATTTGCTGGACATAATAGTTTATATACAGAAATAAATTGGTTTTACTCATCTGGTAAAACTTCTGAAACAAACAGTACACCTTCAGAACAAAATAATAGAATAGCAACATATAATTATGAAGAAAAATCTTGGTCTACAGGAACTCTTTCTAGAACCACATATGAAGATGCTCATGTATTAGAAAATCCTACAGCTTCTAAATTTTTACCGAATGTAACTCCAACTTATCCGGTAATTAATGGAGTAAGTAATGGAGGTAGTTATTTATTTGAACATGAAGTAGGAGTTAATGAAGTATTAAATTTAACATCTACTAGCACAACAAGTGTTGCTATATCTGCATTTATTAAATCAGGAGACTTTGATTTAGATATAGAGGGAGACGGTGAATTTTTTATTAAAATAAGAAGATTTATACCTGATTTTAAATATATAGATGGTAATGCAAAAGTAACTTTATTTTTTAGAGCTTATCCAGCAGATACAACCACGGCTCAAGGACTTACAACCGTTGGGCCATTTACAGTATCTTCTACAACAGATAAGATAGACACGCGCGCGCGAGGAAGACTTGCGGCAATAAAAATTGAAAATGATGCACTCAACACTAACTGGCGCTACGGTATATTTAGATTGGATATACAACCAGATGGTAGAGGTGGTAGTGCTCCACAAACATAATGACAAAAATAAACATATATATTCCAGAACCACAAGACCCCTACACGGTTAATAATTTTAGACAAATTAACCAAACGTTGGAGACTTTACAAAATCAATTAAATACTTCATATCTTACAGATATTAAAAATGAATTAGTACGATTTGAATGGTTTATTAGCTAATGGCAAATTTTTATAAAAATCAAGGTTTTGTTTTAGGTACAACTTTAACTACCATATTAACTATTAATACCAGTTCAGTAGGAATTGTAAAAAGTATTAGTGTAACTAATGAACATAACAATAATAATTTAGTAGAGTTGTATTTACATGATGCTTCAGCAAGTGCTAACTTTGAATTTTTTCATATAGATATGGGTGCAGACACTACACAACAAGCAGCAGGACAAGTTTTAAATTTAGAGGCAGGGGATAGTATTTTAGCTCAAGCTGAAGTAAGTGGAGTAGCTAAAGGTGTTATAAGTTATTTATTGATAGATAGATCACAGGAGAATGGCTAGAAAAGTAAGTATAGGAAACGGTGCGTACATAAAACAAACCAATAAAAAAAGACCAGGTAGGCATAGTAAAAGACCTAATAAAAGAAATGATCGTAAAGGATATCGTGGACAGGGAAGACGTTAATAGTATATAATAATAGTTTATGAAAACTACAATAATTGATGGAGTTGAAGTTCCAGTTCTACCTGCAAAAGCTGTAGAAATAATTAAAAACAAAGTCACAGGAGAAATTTATGATTCTATGGCTGAGTTTAATGCAGATGTAGCAAATCCTAATACTCCAACTAAAGCAGAAGATTTACAAAGAGACGTTCAAATAACAGTTGCATCTTTATCGGTATTTGGTAAAACTAAGTAATGAAACCCTACGGTGGTACCGAAATTCAATTAGAATACTTAAATAAGTACGTATCAAAAGATTTACTTAATAAAGTAAATATCACCACATCCATTCCAGAAAAGACACCCTTATTAATAGATAAAATAAACATACTTTGGGTTCATAATAGTTATAATCAACCTAATATTTATCCTTGGTTCAAGAATAAATTAAATCATAGAAAATATGATTGGTACGTGTTCAATTCACATTGGACATATGAAAAGTTTAGGATGTTATTTGATATTCCAACCGATATGTCACTGGTTATTAAAAATGGATTTGATGATGATTTAATTGTAAAGACAGAATTTAAACCTAAAGATAAATTAAAACTTGTTTATACTTCAACTCCTTGGCGTGGTTTGGATGTTTTATTATCAGCAATGGAACAAATAAAAACAGATAAAGTAGAACTAGATATATATTCAAGTACACAAATATATGGAGACGCATTTAAAGCAATATCAGATAATCAATTTACAGTTTTATATGATAAAGCAAAAACAATTAAAAACGTTAATTATAAAGGTTATTTAAATCATAAAGAGTTAATGAAAGTACTTCATACTTATGATGTGTATGTTCATCCATCAACATTTGAAGAAACATTCTGTTTAGCAGCTATGGAATCGTTAGCCTGTGGTCTTGTAGCAGTGACCACGGACCTCGGTGCTCTATATGAAACATGCGCTGAGTTTCCAATATACGTACCTTATTTAAAAGACAAAAAAGCGTTATCTAAACAATTTGCAGGAGCCATAGATATATTGCCAGAATTTATGAATACAATTAATACAGATATTATGAAATTTCAAATGCAATACTATAGACAGTTTTATCATTGGAATGTAATAAAGACTTATTGGGAGAGATTTTTAAATGGCATCTAACGCACCTGTAAGTTTATTTGTAGCAACACCAGTTCATTCAGATGTATCAATTCATTATTTCAAAGCTTGTCTAGAATTTCAAAAAGAATGTTTCGTTAGAAAAATACCTGTAATGTTTCAGGTAATGAAAAGTAGTTTAGTTACACAAGGAAGACAACTTTGTGTTTCTGGATTTATGGGAACAAAAGCAACTCACATGTTATTTATAGATTCAGATATATCTTATAATTTTAAAATGGTTGAGAGGATGTTAAACTATGATAAAGATATTTGTTTAGTTCCATATCCAATTAAAGGAATAGATTTTGATAAAATAAAATCTAGAATTAAAGAGGGCTCAACTTTAGATCCTAGAGTATTAGGTAATCAATATACGATGTCTGTACCTGATCCATCAAATGTTAAAGTTGAAAATGGTTTTATAGAAGTAGAACGTGGTCCTGCAGGTTGTATGTTAATTAAACGATCTGTAATAGAAGCTTTAATAAAAGAATACCCAGAGTTTACAATTAACCAACATACATTAATTGATGGTAAGTTAGTAACAAGAGAACATATGTATAACTTCTTTGATACTTATTGGGATCCTAAAACAAAGACATATACTGGAGAAGATTTTTACTTTTGTAAACTATGTAAACACGCTGGAATTAAGATGTATGCTTTAGTGGACGAATATATAGCTCATCACGGAGAGTTTAGTTACACAGGTAGATTATTAGACGAATTTAAAAAGTATGATGCTACTACTCAAATAGAGGGTAAATCTATAAATAGTGACATGAAACCTGAGGATATTAAGTAGAGATATTGTAGGTATTACATAATTTAGTTATAATAATAGCTAGTTAACTAAATAATAATATGGATCCATTCACAATTGCATTAGCTGTATTTGGAGTATCAAAACTAACAGGTGCTTCAACAAAACAATCATTAAAGAATGCATTATTAGCAGGTGGTGGAAGTTACGCTCTTGGTGCATCAGGAATCGGAGCTCAAATAGGATTACCCTCAACTTTTGGAACTGGTGAAGCATTTAGTGGAATTACGAGTTTATTAGGACCAGCATCAACTGCACCAGCAGAAACTTTAGCTTCCTCTGATTTAACTGCAAGAGCATTACCTACAGTAAATGAAGCCGGTTTGTCAGCTGCAGAAATTGGTGAAAATATTCCTAGACTTTCTGATATATATAAACCAGCTCCTCCTTCTTTTATTGAAAGAGGTATTACAGCATTTAGTAATGCAGATCCAGCAACAAAAATAGGATTAGGAGCAGCAGGAGTTACTCTTGCAGGTTCTTTAGGAGAAGATGAAGAACCAATGAAAAGACCACCAGGTATGAGTGATGAAGATTATGCTAGAGCTATGGAAGAAGCTCGCACACAGGTTAAAGATATTGGAAGAAGAGCTCCATACACTGCAACTGCTTCTACAAGTCCATACAACTATGGTCAAGGAAGTTTATATACATTTAATCAAGGTGGTATTGTGAGTATGATGCCAAAGTATTCAATAGGTGGAGTAAATTATCTACCTTCAAAAGTAACTCATGATGAGAATGATTTAAACAATTACGTTAGAGCAGCTGGATACGTTGAAGACGGATCTGGTAATGGAAATAAAGATGAAGATACTATTTTAGCACAACTTGCTGATGGTGAATTTGTTTCACGTTCGGATGCAGTTTTAGGAGCAGGTATTTTAGAAGGTGCAAATCCTAATAATTATAAAGATATGAGAAGAAAAGGCGCAGCATATTTTTATGATCAACAAGCTAAACTAAAACGTATATTTGATTTAATCGATGCAAGTAAACAGACAGCTTAGTGAAAAAATTAATACAGAGTCTTATACTTCTGAATTAAAAGTAAGTTTAATTCTACCAGAACACATTAATGTTTTCTGGCCAAAGGTTAAGGACTTATTAAAAAAGTCTGTAAAGTTTACTTACGGAAGATATACTTTAGATGATATCTATGATGTATTAGTATCAGGAGAATATCAACTATGGGTTGTATATGAGAAAGATGAGTTTATAGCTGCATTAGCAACTACCATAACTCAGTATCCTCAAAGAAAATGTGTATGTATACATTTTATTGGTGGTACACAATTAAGTAAATGGAAAGATAAATTTTTATTTAACTTAAGAAGATTTGCAAGAGATATGAAATGTGATGGAATTGAAGCAACAGGAAGACCAGGGTGGATTAAACATATTGTTAATCAAAACAAAGCTAAAGTTCGTTTTGTTACTTTTGATCTTCCAATACATGAGGAGAATGCATAATGGGTAAAGGCGGCGGTGGATCAGGCGGAGGCGGCGGCGCTCAATCTGGAACACAAGAAACAATTCAAAGAGAAGCACCAGGCGTTGAATCGCGTAAGCTTGCTCTTTATGATGAAGCAGTTAAACTAGCTCAACAGCCAGTAACTATTCCTGCTTATCAAGTTGCAGGTCCAACTGGATTAGAACAAACAGGTTTTCAACAAGCAGCAGTTACAGGTGTTGGTCAACCAGCTGTTGGTCAAGGTATTGCAGGATTACAAGCTGGACAACAAGCAACTAATGTTGGATTAGGTGCAGCATTAGCTGGACCAAATATTTCTCAATTTTTTAATCCATATCAATCTTATGTTACAGATGAAATTAATAGACAAGCTCAAATTGCACAAAACCAACAAGCAGCTCAAGCGGTTAGTGCAGGTGCGTTTGGTGGTGGAAGAGAAGGTGTTCAAAGAGCAGAATTAGATAGAGCAAGATTAGAAGCTATTGGACAATCTCGTGCACAAGGATTTGGTACAGCACTACAAGC